TTCAGAAAAAGCGTTTACTAAAAAAGGTAAAAAAAATTTAAAAGCTGAAAAGAAAAGAATTGTTAAAGAACTAAAAGGTGGCGGAATGTCAACTCGTGGTTTAGGAAAAGCTTTTAGAGGAGGAGGACTAGCATAATGAAAGATTGGGAAAAAGGATCTGGTTATGTTAAAGAACCAAAAGTAACTGTAGGACCTGGAATTACAAAAGACGGTTGTGCTACAGGTGGAGTTGAAATCGAAGTAACTAATCCACAAGAATCACAAACAGTTGATGTTAGAGGAACTAAAAGAATTAGACCAGATAAAAAACCAGTTAAGGCAACTTGGTATTAACTTATGGCTTGGTTCAGCCTAGCAAAAATAGCATTACAAGCTGGCGGTAAAATTTACGCTAACAGACAAAAAGCAAAAGTTGCTATGTCTGATGCACAACTTTTACACGCAGAGCGTCAAGCTCGAGGTGAGGAAGCTTACCAAGGAAAATTATTAGAAGCACGTCAAACAGATCTTAAGGACGAATTCGTCCTTGTAATTATTTCAGCGCCCATCATAGTGCTCATGTGGGCAGTGATGTCAGACGATCCGGCAGCTATGGAAAAAGTAAAATTATTTTTTGAATATTTCCAGTCGCTCCCGTCATGGTTCACAAATTTGTGGATTTTGGTCGTTGCGAGTATTTTTGGAATTAAGGGAACTCAAATTTTTAGAAACGGGGGAGGCAAAAAATAATGACTGCTTGGATTACAGTAAAGGATAAAAAAGAAGAAGAAATTGAAAAAAAAGTTGAAAACCAATGGATTAAGAAAAAAGTAAAACCTGAAGAAACAGAATCTGTTTGGATTAAGAAAAAAGTAAAAAAAGAATTAGAAAAAGAAAAAAATAAATGGATAAATTTATCCGATGAAGCTAAAGAAAAAAAACAAGATAAAGCTAGAGTAAAAAAAGCTTCTGGAGGTTTGATCAAAGGATTTCCTAAATTAGCTACTAAAGGATTTAGAAGATAATGGCTTGTTGGCACGGATACACTCAAAAAGGAATGAAAAAGAAAGGTAAAAAAATGGTGCCTAATTGTGTGCCTAAAAAGAAAATGGCTGATGGCGGTTTAACAACTGTATCTGGTTATAGTCCTGTAATGGGAAATAATAAATTTGGTTACCCAAGTGGGGGAATCATGGTTAAGAAAGGTTAAATAATGGACGGAATAAACTTAATGTTTAAATTACAAAAAGAAGTGAAGAATACACAAGATAGTATTTCTGCTGTATTGATAAATGGTCAAGTTGACAATTGGGACAAATATCAATATATGGTAGGACAACTAAAAGCATATCAACTAGTTTTACAGGAAATCTCTAACCTGCTAAAAGATAAGGAGCAAAACAATGACGAAGACGACAATATCCACAAACTCAAGCCCAAAAATTGAGTTAACTAATACACCATTAGTAGGTGTAAAAAAATCAGAACCAAAAAAAGAAAAAAATATTACATCATTACTTCCTAAACCTACAGGTTGGAGAATATTAGTACTACCTTTTAAGATGGATGAAAAAACTAAAGGTGGTGTAATTTTAAATGAATCTACTTTAGAAAAACAACAAGTAGGTTCTCAAGTAGGAAATGTTTTAGCTATGGGACCAGAATCTTACAAAGGAAAAAGATTTGAAAATTCTGGACCTTGGTGCAAAAAAGGAGATTGGGTAGTCTTTGCAAGATATGCTGGATCTCGAATACAAATTGAAGGCGGTGAAGTTCGTTTGCTAAACGACGATGAAGTTTTAGCTACTGTAGAAGATCCAACAGATGTTCTACATCAATACTAACCAATAGGAGAAACTATGCTAGAAGACAAAGAAGATAAGATCATAGACTTACCCACAGATGGTCCTGGTGCTGAAGTTACTTTACCAGAAGAAACAGTCAAAGAAGGAGCACAACCAATTGATGTTCCTGAAAAAAAACCCGAAGGAGAAGTAGAAATAAAAGAAACTCCACCGGTAGAAGAAAAACCTGCAGAATTAATTACTGAAAAAGAAGAACCAGTAAAAGCAGAACCTGAAAAAAATGAATTAGAAGAGTATAGCGATGGAGTTAAAAAAAGAATTGCTAAACTTACTAAACGTATGCGTGAAGCAGAACGTCAAAGAGACGAATCTACTAAATACGCAAAATCAGTTTTATCAGAGCAAAAAACTTTAAAAGCAAGATTAGCTAAAATAGATAAAGGTTTTGTTTCAGAAATGGAAAATAGAATTGTTTCTGGAATTGAAGCAGCTCAATCTAAACTAGCTACTGCAAGAGAAAATAATGATCTTAAAGCAGAAGTCGAAGCTTCTAAAGAAATTGCTAAATTAGGTTATGAAGAAGCTAGGTTAGCTGAAATGAAAGTTAAACAAGCTGATCAAGAAAAGGAAGTTAAACAACAACCTGTAAAACAACCACTTCTTCAACAAGAAAATTTACCAAAACCTGATGCAAGAGCAACAGAATGGGCAGAAACTAACTCATGGTTTGGAAAAGATGAACCAATGACTTATACCGCTTTTAGTCTACATAAAAAGTTAGTCGAAGAAGAAGGTTATGACCCTCAATCAGAAGACTATTATGGAGAATTAGATAGGAGAATAAAACTTGAATTTCCCCATAAATTTGGTAAGACTACAGAAGTAACGACCAAACCTACTCAAACTGTAGCTTCGGCTACCAGAGGTGTTAAAAAGGCTGGTCGCAGAACTGTGCAACTCACATCATCACAGGTAGCAATTGCTAGAAAACTGAATGTGCCACTTGAAGAATATGCTAAACAAATAAACATAGAGGAGTAAGAGCATGAAAAAAAATGAAACTAAAGTGACTGAAGCTGTTGAAACAGTAGAGGTTAAAGAACACTCCCGTGCATCCGACACCAGAGAAGCTACAAAGCGTCCTGCTGTTTGGAAAGAACCAAATGCTTTAGATGCACCCCCTGCACCTGATGGATTCAGGCACAGATGGATAAGAGCCGAAAGCTTAGGATTCGATGACACTAAAAATATTGCTGGTAAATTAAGATCAGGATATGAATTAGTTAGAGCAGAAGAATACGAAGCACAGGGTTTTCCAATTGTGGGAGAAGGAAAATACAAGGGAGTCATTGGAGTTGGAGGTCTGTTGCTGGCCAGAATACCCGAAGAGATCGCAAAAGCTCGATCTAAGTTTTATGCAGATAAAGCTAATGAGAGAGTTGACGGAGTTAAGAACGATTTACTAAAGGATCAGCACCCGAGCATGCCTATCAGTTATGATAGCCGCTCTAGCAAATCTTTCGGTGGTAAGTAAGAGTTTTTTAACAATTACGACCAACGAATTTAAATTAACCAGTGATTAGAAATAATCACTAACGGAGGAAACAAATATGGCTAATCAAGATGCCGCTTTCGGTCTAAGACCGTTAAAGACAGTTGGTCAACAAGATGATTCCACTGGAATGGGTTCACACTTTATAGCAGCAGGTGAAGCCAGCGCAATGTTTCAAGGTTCTCTAGTAAGCTCACCAGCTACTGGAACTGGATACATTGATATTGCTGGTCTAACTGATGTATTAAATGTTGGAGCTTTCTGGGGATGTTTTTATGATGACCCAACTACAAGAAAACCTACGTTTAGTAACTACTATCCAGGAGGCATAACACCTCCTCAGAGTCAAGATATCGAGGCTTTTGTTTATGACAGTCCTTATCAGATGTTTGAAATTCAATCAGCTGCTACAGGTGCTTCTGCTCAAGCAGACATTTACAAAACTTGTGATCTTGCTTCTAATGGTGGTAGTACTTCTAACGGAGTATCATCCGCTGAATCTGCAGACACTTTTGCAGCAGGTCCAGCTCAATTAAAAGTAATGGGAGTTTCTAGAGATCCAGAAAACTCAGATATAACTGCTGCTAATGTAAATTGGCGAGTAATGATATGTGAGCATTTATATGGTTCTGGAACTGCCGGCGCAGCATAATAAGGAGTTATAAATTATGGCAATATCACGACAACAACTCGTAAAAGAGCTTGAGCCAGGTTTAAACGCCTTGTTCGGCCTTGAGTATAAAAGATATGATTCAGAGCATGAAGAAATTTATGCAAAAGAATCATCTGACAGAGCTTTCGAAGAGGAAGTAATGTTATCTGGCTTTGCTAATGCTTATGTAAAACCTGAGGGTTCTGCAGTTGCATTTGACAACGCACAGGAAACATACACTGCAAGATACACTAACGAAACAGTGGCACTTGCATTCGCTTTGACTGAAGAAGCTATGGAAGACAACTTGTATGACAGACTTGCGTCTAGATACACAAAAGCACTAGCAAGATCTATGGCTAACGCTAAGCAGATTAAAGCTGCTACACCGTTAAACCAAGGTCTGCCTGGAATTGGAGCAGCGACTTCATTCCAATCAGGTGACAATGTTAATTTATTTAGCACGGCTCACCCGACTATTGCTGGAAATGTAGCTAACACGTTAGCAACGCAAGCTGACTTAAACGAAACATCATTAGAACAGTCGATGATTGACATCGCTGGGATGACTGATGAAAGAGGTCTAAAAATTGCAGCTAGAGGAATGAAAATGATTGTTCCTTCTGAAAACCAATTCAACGCTGAGAGATTATTAAAATCTCAAGGTAGAGTTGGAACTGCAGATAATGACATCAACGCTCTAAAAAATATGGGAATGATTCCTGAAGGTTACAGAATCAATCACTATTTAACAGACGTTGACTCTTTCTACATCATCACTGATGTACCAAATGGTATGAAGTACTTTGAAAGACTACCTATCCAAACTAAAATGGAAGGTGACTTTTCAACTGGAAACGTAAGATACAAAGCGAGAGAAAGATATTCTTTCGGTGTATCTGACTACAGAGGTATCTTCGGTGTTGAAGGAAGTTAATAATTAAATTAAAGGGGCGAACACAGTTTCGCCCCTTTTGATATATAAAGGTGTGAAAATGAAAAAAACTCTCATAAATATCTGGGCTTACGATTATCATGCTAAATTTATTGTTTTAGCTGAAGATAACGCTGAAAGTGTAGAAAATGCTATACTTGACAAACTAGGAGATAAAGGTATAAAATGGGAAAAGACGGGAATGTTCGGCCCGTTAAACAGAATAACCTATGAGGAGGTTGTTGATGATACAAGACCTTTACAAACAAAAAAGGTCCTTGGAGTTGAAGTGGGAACAGGAGCATATTGACAATGGTAAATATACTCTTGAAATGGTCAGAATTGATGACAAAGTTAGACAAGTCATTACTGAGATCAAGCTGGAAGAAGCAGCTATTGCCCACAGACAGAATACTGTCGAAGGAGCAGCTCCACAAGTTTCTGTAGCTACTTAATCAAAAGCTACATTGCTGAAATGCATAAATACCGTAGGCTCTCTTGCACTCTACTAAAAACTAGTATATAAAAAACTCACTAAGATAATTAAATCATAAATTGGTTATTCTTTGCTTAGTAAGAATAACTGGCGCTAGGAGGCGCTGATTAATATGACAACACACTTTTCAAACGGAGTAACAAACGTAAGAGGAAAAGATGGTGCTACTTCTTTATTTAGTGGTATCAAACAACCTCTAATAACAGGTGGAACTGCACCAGCAGAATGGGCATACCAAGATGATTTCATCACATACAATGATGAAGATTGGACTCAAATTTTAACTGGTTCGGCTTTCATTTTATCTCAATATCCTCAAGGATGGCTAAGAATTGGAGATGCTAACCCAGCAGGTGGCGAGATTAATGGTATACAGTCTCCAGAAGTATTTCAAATTAATACTGGTAAAAAATGGTATTTTGAAACTTCAGTTGCAATTACTGATGTTACTGAACTAAACACTTTTGTTGGTTTTGCATCTAACGCTTATGTTAATCCTGTAGCTTTACCAGATGATGGTATTGGATTCTCTCATTTAGAAGATACAACTTCAATTCAATTTGTATCTAGAAAAAATGGAGCAGGTGTATCTTTTACTGTGTTAGAAGCAGGAAGTACATTTGTACAATTAGATTCAACTGTAGCAACACAATCTGCAACTGTTTATGGAATGCCAGATAATTCTGTTAGATTGGGATTCTTATTTCAACCAGCAGGAAGTGAACCAAGTGTAACAGCAGATCAGTTTAAAATTTTTATAAACGGTACAGTTTCGGGAACATTAGCAGCAACAACTGTTCCTGATGATTTACTTATGGAATTAAAAGCATTTTCTGAAAGTAAAGGAACTGTGGCTAACGATCTTTTTGTTGACTACGTTCAAACAGTACAACAAAGATAATAAATTATTTTAGGCTCCTTCGGGAGCCTGAATAAATAACAGGAGAAAATTTTATGAGTAATGTAACAGCCGTAAAAGCACTCTACATGGAGCCTTTAAGTGCTAGTACTACTAATGTAGCAGGCAATCAGACAGTAGCAGGAACTACAGATTTAACTCTAGCATCTTCAGCTGCTGGATTTGCGGAATGGAATAATGTGGCAGCCACATTAAAATTTACGTCTGGAAGTGGAACAACAAACGCTATTGTGTTTACAATTGTAGGTACAGACAAAGATGGCAAAGCTGTGACTCACGAACACACAGGTCCAGGAGGAAGTGCTAATAATGATACGAGTATTACCTTTACTTCAGTTACAAGTATTTCAAAACCATCAACAGCTACAGATTTATCTGTAGGTACAAATGCTTCTGCTTCAGGTCCTATTTTTTCAGGTAGAACAAGAGTAAGAGGAATGCATGTTCATTCTGGTTCAGGTGCAGTAGGCTTAATTGTAAGAGATTCATCTATCACAGGAGTAATTGGTTTACATCTTGGAATTCCTTCAGGAGTTACAAATCAAACTGATCCATATATTCCTGATAATGGAATCTTATTTCCTAATGGAGCATATACTGATGTAACAGGATTAAGTTCGGCTACATTCTTCTTTGATGGATAGGAGGGTAGATGGCTAATACTACTTCAGGCACTACAACATTTGACAAAACTTTTTATATTGATGAGATCATTGAAGAAGCTTATGAAAGATGTGGATTAAGGGGAGTTGCTGGTTACCAGCTTAAAACTGCTCGTAGATCTTTAAATATTCTTTTTCAAGAATGGGCTAACAGAGGAATCCATCTTTGGCAAATAGCTGATGGATACTTGACTCTAGTTGCAGGCACTAATGAATATATTGGGTATCGTTCAAGTGGTGATGGAACATCTACATTACTAGATAGTGCAGGGGCTCAGTTATTTGGCGTTGATGATATTTTTGAAGCGTCATACAGAAGTAATGCTGGAACTACAAGTCAATCAGATAGTCCTTTAACAAAAATTTCACGATCAACTTATTCTTCTTTATCTAATAAATTAGCAACAGGTCAACCTTCACAATATTGGGTTCAAAGATTTATTGATAGAGTTACAATTACTTTATACACAACTCCAAGTTCTAGTCAGGCAGGAGACAGAGTTCAATTCTATTACATGACTAGAATTGATGATGCAGGTAATTATACAAATGCAACTGATGTTCCATATTACTATGTACCATGTATGTGTGCAGGATTAGCTTATTATTTAAGTTTAAAATATGCTCCTGAAAAAACACAAAATTTAAAATTATTATACGAAGATGAATTATTAAGAGCGGAGGCAGCGGATGGTTCGGAAGCTAGTACTTATATTACTCCGAAGACTTACTATCCAAGTATTTAATTATGGCAAGATTTGCACAAGGGAAATATGCATTAGCAATTTCAGACATTAGTGGTCAGGCATTTCCATGGAATGAAATGGTTACACAATGGAATGGATTATTTGTACATTATTCTGAGTTTGAATCTAAACAACCACAACTAGATCCAAAACCAAGTGCAGCTGATCCAACAGCTTTACCTACTACAAGACCACAACAACCAGCATCTAGTGCATTAAGATCTTTAAGTTTTAATCCATTAACAACTTATGCAGCAGGAAGTTCTATAATAAATGTTTTTGAAGATAATCACGGAAGAAATCATGCAAGTTATGTTAGATTTAGAGGACCACCAGGAATTGCAGGTGCGTTTAATAATATAGCTGCAATTGATGGAATTAGTGGGGCTCAAATTTGTGATGCTTCAGGACATAAAATTACTCCTGGAATTTATACAAATATTACAACAACTCTTGTTGGAACTATTGATGCTACTCAAACAACTGGAATTACATTAACAAGTTCTACTGGATTTAAAGTAGAGAGTCCTCGTACACCAGGAAGTGTAAATTTTTTTCCTGATGGAACACCGATTAATGCAGTTATTATTGCAGCAGAATTAATTGCTTATACCGGTATTACTAATAATGTATTAGATGGAGTTGTAAGAGGTTCTTTTGGATCTACAGGTGTATCTCATACAGCAGGTGATACTATAAGATGTCTAAAAGATCCGTTAAATAACTATAATACAGATACTTCAGATCAAGGTGGAACTGATACAGCAACTACTGGACAAATTGGTGGAGGAGGATATAATACATCCTCAGGACCAGTAACATTAAAAACGATAGGACCACAGTAATATGGCATTTGTAGACGACGGATTCACATACGCAACTTTAACCACAGCAATTCAAAATTACACTGAGGTAGATACTTCTGTATTTACTTCTACAATTACAGATCAGTTTATTGGTAATGCATGTTTAAGATGTATGAGAGATTTAAATATGGACTCTGATAGAAAATCTCAAACAGGTTCTTTAGTTATTGGACAACAATATATCAATGCTCCAGCTGGAGCTTTAGCTATTCGATCTATTCAAATTACTGAAGACGATACTACACCGGACACTCAAGTATATTTAGAAAAAAGAGATGTTACTTTTTTAAATGAGTATAATAAATTTTCAGATGCGGGTAATAGTGAAACAACAGGAAGAGGTTTACCTAAATATTATGCTATGTTTGGAACTACATATACAATGACAGGAAATACAGATTCTACATCTGGAACAATTATGTTTGCTCCAACACCCGATAAAACTTACACTTTTCAAGTTAATTTTACTAAAAGACCTAATGGTTTATCGAGCAGTAATACAACTAATTATTTAAGTGTAAATTTCCCAAATGGACTCTTATATGCTTGTTTAGTAGAAGCTTATGGCTTCTTAAAAGGTCCTACGGATATGTTGACATACTACGAACAAAGATATAATAATGAGATTGAAAAGTTTGCAATTGAGCAAGTTGGAAGAAGACGAAGAGATGATTATGACGATGGAACTATCAGATTATATATTGACTCGCCTTCACCTTCGAAGTAAAAGGGATTAGGAGAAAAAAATTATGGCTATAACATCAGCAGTAACTAACACATTTAAAGCAGAACTATTTAAAGGTGGACATAACTTTAATACATCAGGTCAAACACCAGCTGGCAATGCATTTAAATTAGCTTTGTATTCATCAGCATCAGCAAATTTAGATGGTACGACTACTACATGGACAGTAGCTAGTGATCCATCAGCAGATCCAACAAACACATATGAAGTAACAACAACTTCATCTGGTTATGCTTCTGGCGGAAAAGCTTTAACTAATCTAGGTGTAACTGGAACTTCTTCAACTACAACAAGTTTTACAGACTTTGCAGATTTATCTACAGCAAACGGTACGTCTTGGACGTCAGCAACTTTTACAACACATGGTTGTTTAATTTACAATACAACTGCAGTTACTGGATTTACAACTAACAGATCAGTATGTGTTGTTTCATTTGGTGGAGCTAAAACAGTTTCTAATGGAACTTTTTCTATTGAGTTTCCAACAGCAAGTACATCAGCAGCAATTCTGAGAATAACATCATAAGGAGTTAAGTCCTTATGGCTGATACTACAATCACAGTCACAGTCGCAACAGGTACACAGTATCTTGTAGGTGGTTCGGGTAATGTTTATTATTTTGATGGATCTCAACCTTCAAGTTTTACTTTTCCGTGGGTTAAAGGTGCAACAGTAAGATTAGATCAATCAGCTTCTTCAAACGATAATCATCCTTTAATTTTTACTACTTCAAATAGCACTAGCACTGTTACAATGAGAGGTGGAATTATTTCTTCAGGTGTAACTTATTATTTAGATGGATCATCTAATCAATCTGATTACACAAACACGACAACATTTAATGCAGCAACAACAAGATACATAGAAATTACTCCTGCTACTATTACTGATTTTTATTTTGCATGTTGGGTACATGGAATTTCTATGGGAGGAATTGTAGATATTACAAGTAATACTTGGGGTGCACTTACATGGGGAGAAAACGAATGGAATGATCAAGGTGATGAAACTGTAACTTTAACTGGTCAAGCAATGACTGTAGCGGAAAACGCAGCTGGAGTTGTTGCTACTCAATTCCCTGGTTGGGGTACTTTAGAATGGGGTGAAAACGGTTGGGGTAGTGTTAATGCAGCTAAAGAAGTTTTACCAGGCCAAGAGGCAAGTATATCAGTAGGAACATTAACTCCAGTTATAGGAGAAGCATTAACTGGTTTCCAAATTCAAACAGTTGTAGGTGCTCCTACAACTACTTTTGATTTTGAAGTTTCTCTAACAGGTCAACAAGTTAGTGTAGCACAAGGAGTTTTAGGAGTTAACTCTGAGGCAGACACAGAAGTTGGAATGCCTAGTTTACTAACAACAGCAAGTTTAGGAAGTTTAACTGTTAATCAAAATGCTGATGTAAATGTTGGTTTGCCTAGTTTTTCAATATCTACAGACGTTGGAAATTTAATTGAAGCAACACAGGTAAAAATTGAACTTACAGGTCAAGCTGTAACAGGTTCAGTAGGTACAATTACTCCAGATGATATGGCTGTAGGGGCTGTTTCTCCAGGTGCTATGACTGCTTCCGTAGGTGCTATTACTCCTGCAGATATGACTATAGGATTGACTGGATTTGGATTAACTGCTACATTAAACCCAGAGTTTGGTATTTTGCATTATGGAAATGTTGACACTGGTAGTAATACATCGTATACAAACGTAAACGTGGCTTAGGAGAAAAAAATTATGGCTTCAACATATAATAGTCTTGGTATTCAATTAATGGCAACCGGCGAAAACGCTGGTACATGGGGAACGAATACAAATAATAATTTAAATTTCATCATGAATACTCTAGGGTATATTGATGTAGCATTAACAGCAGATAGAACTTTAACTATTCCAGATGGATCTACAGGAACTTATGATGGTAGAGCTATGTGGATTAATTTATCAGGAACTACTGGTGGATCTAGAGTTTTAGATATTGCGGCTCAAGCTGGAGACCCTAATGCAAATATTGAAAAACCTTTTATTATTGTAGATAATACAACAAGAAGTTCTGCAGCTAATACAATAACATTTAAAGTAACAGGTCAAACAGGTATTTTAATACCTACGGGTGGAACTGTTTTATGTTTTCATAATGGAACAGATATAGTTTCTTCTGGTTTTCCAAGCACTACAGGAGCTCAACCAGCCTATACTTTACCATCAGCAGATGGCACAGCAAATCAAGCATTAATAACTAACGGTTCTGGTGTTGTAAGTTTTGGATCAGCAGGAGTATCAACAGGAAAAGCTATTGCAATGGCAATGATTTTCGGTTAAATAACTAAAAGGAATTAAATTATGGCAAACCCAAATATAGTAAACGTAGCAACAATCAACGGCGGAAATGCTGGTTTTAATTTATCAGCTACTGCAACTGACACTTTACTAACAGTTAGTGGATCAGGTGTTATCGTTAAAGTAAATAGAATTACAGTAGCAAACGTAGATGGATCAAGTGCAGCAAGCGTAGATTTATTTGTTGATGGTTTAGGAAGTGGTGCAGCAGGAGTTACATTAACTGGAGCAGACGCAACAGTTTACTTAGCAAAAACAGTTTCAGTTCCCGCTGACGCAACGTTAGTTATATTAGATACGCCAATCTATTTAATGGAAGGTGATATTTTAAAAGGTGGAGCGAGTGCGGCGGGTGATCTTGATTTATTTGTATCATACGACGTAATATCATAGGGGGTAACAAGCTATGGCAAATGGCGGAATTATCGGACCTACTCAAACAGTTACACCCGCAGTAGCAGACACAATTACATCAGTCACTGCAACTGGAACTCACACCGTACAAGGAACAACTACAAAAGCTAATATTTTAATAGTTGCTGGAGGAGGAGCTGGTGGAGGAACTAATCCTGGTGGATCTGGTTCTGGTGGTGGTGGAGCTGGTGGTTTAAGAAATTTATCATGCATAAGTGTATCTAGTCCTTTTCCTGTAACTATAGGTGCAGGTGGAGCTGGTACAGCTGCTGCTAATGGAAATGTAGGTAGTGTTTCTACATTTGTTATAGCATGTACAACTTATACAGCTTCTGGTGGTGGTTATGGTGCTGGAGCTGGTGCTGGAGCTGGTGGTGCTGGAGGTTCTGGAGGTGGATCATCTAATGGTCCTCCTGGTGGAGCAGCAAATACTCCCGCACAACCATGTAATCAAGGAAATGCTGGAGGATCTGGTACAGGTGCTGAACCCGGTTATGCTGGTGGTGGCGGTGGTGGAGCAGGAGCGGTTGGTACTGCAGGAACTTCACCTTCTAATGCTGGTCCTGGTGGAGCAGGAGTTTGTTTATCAGGATGTTATCCTGGTCAACCTATTACAGCTTTTGCTGGCGGTGGTGGCGGATCAACATATGTACCTCAACCTGGACCTAATGGAGCTGGTGGAACTGGTGGTGGCGGAGCCGGAAACACAGGTGGGGCTGGAACAGCAGGAGGAACAAATACTGGTGGTGGCGGTGGTGGTAATAGTGGACCAGGAAGTGGTGGTAATGGTGGCCCAGGTATAGTTATTGTAAAAGAACTTGGAAGTCCCGCACAAGCACCAGGTGTTTGGAGTATGGAATCAGTTTATGAAAACGTAAAAGCTGGTACTTGGACTAATTAAAGAATATTGACAATAAGTTTAAAGTAAAATATAAAATATTAGAGGAGTATAAATATGGCACATTTCGCAGAATTAGAAACAAAAGTTGATCCAACAGGTTTTACATCAGATGAGCAACAAATTGTTAAAAGAGTTGTAGTTGTTGGAAATGACTGTGTTCCTTCAGATATGCACGTTGATGGAGAAACATGGTGTATTGACTTTTTTAAAGGTGGAATTTGGAAACAAACTTCTTATAATCATAATTTTAGAAAACAATATGCAGGCATAGGAATGGTGTATGATCCTGTAAAAGATAAATTTTTAGTATCTCAACCTCACGCTTCATGGTCATTAGATGCAAGCGATGATTGGCAAGCACCTATAACTTTTCCAACAGTAATCTATTTTGAACATGAAACAGATACATATACACAAGAAGATATTGATAATGATGTATATCCAGAAGGTCATGAACAAGCAGGACAAAGAGTAAATGATTATGCTGTAGGAGATCCTTTAAGAATTTTTTATATTATTTCATGGAACGAAACAAAATACAACGCTGACAACACACAAGGTTGGGAAGCACTTAAATCAAACGACGAAGCGGAAACACCAACAGTTTACGATTGGAACGGCACAGCTTGGGTGTCCGCATAGGAGACTTAAATGGCCGGAACAAATGGCGGAATAATTGGTAAAGTAAATAAAACTTCTTTTGGGAAGGGTACAACTACAACTAAAACAGCATCCGGAAATATTACATTATCTCCAGGAACTGCAGTAATTCAAACTGTAATTGTAGCTGGTGGTGGTTCAGGAGGATACATGAACTCTGGACCTCAAGGCGGTGCTGGTGGTGGCGGCGGTGGTGGTGTTTTAGAAACTTGTACAAATGTAACTTCTGGTGGTTCAACATTAGCAGTTGTAGTTGGAGGTGGTGGAGCAGGTGGAAGAGGTTCTCAAAATAATGGAACAAATTCTACTGTATGTTCGCCTTCAGTGCAAACAGCAATCGGTGGTGGTTATGGAAATAACCCAGGTGGTTCTGGGGGTGGTGGTAATCCAGATGGTAATCCAAGTGGTTCTTCAGGAGGTACTGGAACAGCATGTCAAGGTAATCCTGGTGGAACAGGTGCTTATATTACACAACCTAACAATACTTCTAGTGGAAATAATTATAGAGCAGGGGGCGGTGGTGGTGCCGGTACTGCTGGAACAAATGGATTTCCAGAATGTAGCTGCACAGCTAAAGGTAAAGGTGGAGATGGTAAAACAGTTACAATAACAGGAAGCCCTGCAGTTTATGGTGGTGGCGGTGGTGGTGGTGTAAGAAATGATGCAAACACAAACACAGGTGCTGGTTTTCCTGGACCCGGTGGTGGCGGTGGCGGTGGTAATGTTGCTGTTGGAATTGGTGCTGCTGGTTGTACTAACACTGGTGGTGGCGGTGGTGGTCAAGGAAATTATTATAGTAATGGACCTGCATATGCAGGTGGTAGTGGTGGCTCAGGAATAGTAATCGTAAAAGAAATAAATAAAGCTGCTGGTGTGTGGTCAATGCAAAGTGTATATTCAGCAAGAACTTCTGGAACATGGCCAGATGGAACAGTAGTTAATCCATTTACAGTAGATTATATGATACTAGCTGGTGGTGGTTCAGGACGTGGTGGTATTGGCGGTGGCGGAGGTGCTGGTGGATTAGTATATTCATATGGTAATCCAAATGCAGCAGGAATAGAATTTGATACAGGAGTATATGATGTTACAATTGGTGCTGGTGGATCAGGAGGAAAAGGTGTTAATACAACAATAGTAGGTCAACCAGGATCTGTAGCAACTGTTTGTAGAACAGCTTCAGGTGGTGGACATGGACCAGGTCCAGGTGGATGTGGTACAGGTGGATCAGGAGCAGGTGGAGGACACCAAGGAACTGGATCAGCAGGTAATACACCAGCCATACCAACAGCACTTGGAGGACCTCAAGGAAATAATGGTGGTGGTGCAGGTCCAGGAAACTATGCAGCTTCTGGTGGCGGTGGAAAAGGCGGAGTTGGAACATCTTCTTCAGGAACTGGTGGCGGTGGTGGAGCTGGTGGGGTTGGTTTAACAGGTATGGAGATTTCAGGTTCACCACTATCTTACGCTGGCGGTGGTGGCGGTGGAGCATACAACCCAGGATCAGCGGGAGCAGGTTCTCCTTGCGGAACTGGTGGAGCAGGAGTTCCAGGAACAGGACCAACAACAGCACCTTCTTCTAGTAATGGAATAGTTAATAGAGGTGGTGGCGGTGGAGGAAATGGTGAATCTGCACCTCCTTCAAACACTGGAACTGGTGGATCTGGAGTAGTTGTTTTAAGATATCCAAATGCAGCAGCACCTAGAATATCTATTGCACCAGGAACTAATTCAACTGCACCTGTGCCAGGATGTCAAACAGCAGCGAGTTTTACAGTATCAGGAACATTTACAGTTTCTTCTTAATATTGACAACCATTTAACAGGTGCTATATTAAGTTTATAAAGACATATGAACTTAACAAATTATTACTGGTATTTTGAATCAGCTATTCCGCATAGAATATGTGATGACATTGCAAAATATGGAAAATCTATACAAGATCAAATGGCAGTCACTGGTGGTTATGGTGATGCAAAAAAATTAAATCAAAAACAAATAAAAGATTTAAAAAAGAAAAGAGATTCTAATATTGTATGGATGAGTGATAGATGGATATATAAAGAAATACAACCTTATGTCCATACAGCAAACACAAGTGCTGGTTGGAATTTTCAATGGGATCATTCAGAAGCTTGTCAATTTACAAAATATACAAAAGGCCAATATTATGATTGGCATTGTGATAGTTGGGATCAAACTTATCAACGACAACAAGGTGATCCAACTCATGGTAAAATTAGAAAACTATCTGTTACAGTTACATTATCAGACCCTAAAGAATATAAAGGCGGTGAGCTAGAATTTGATTTTAGAAATTTAGATCCTGACAAACCTAGAAAACCAGTTAAATGTAAGCAAATATTACCTAAAGGATCTTTAGTTGTGTTTCCTTCGTTTGTTTGGCATAGGGTATGTCCAGTTAAAAGTGGAGAACGAAAAAGTTTAGTAATATGGAATTTAGGATGGCCATTCAAGTAATAGATAATTTTTTAGAAACAGAAGAGTTTAATAAACTTAATAATATTATTATGGGAGATAATTTTCCTTGGTACTATAATGATTTTATGACTAAATGGCCTGATAACAAATTTTATTTTACTCATACTTTTTATAGAGAACCTGGTATTCAAAGTAATTGGTTTGATATTTTG